CGATACTTTATATGTGGTTGACGTGGTTCGTGGAAAGTATGACGGTTTTGAGTTAGTTGAACAAATTTTAGACTTGTATGAAACCTGGCGTCCGAGTATAGTAGGCATAGAGAGAGGACATATTGAAATGGCCCTCGGTCCGTTCCTACAGAAAAGAACTCGGGAACGGGGATTAAACGAAGCCTATTTTAAAGATTTAAAAGTGGGCAAAAGGGATAAAGAAGCAAGAGCTCGTGCAATACAGGGTAGAATGCAACAAGGTATGGTATACTTTCCAAAGGATGCCATTTGGACTGGACCAATGGTCGCAGAACTTTTGCGCTTCCCGAATGGTACACACGATGACCAAGTCGATGCATTAGCGTGGATAGGACTAATGATGACTGAATTTGCTACGTTCTATGAAAGACCGGAGCAAGTTTCATCATGGAGAGATAAATTAAAATATTTGACCAAAGGTGTTAAACATAAATCTTCAATGAGTGCTTAATGGCAAAGTATAAAAAACCTAAACAAAAATTAGACGCGGCAGAAGAAGCAAACCTTGCACGTAGACAATGGGAAGCTTATACAAGAGCGAGGGACCACGGTCACACAGATTATATTGAAATCGCAAAACAATGCGATGCCTTTTACCGGGGCGAGCAGTGGGACGAAGCTGATATAGCCACGTTGGATGATCAGGGTCGTCCCGCGCTTACTATTAATACTATTTTACCTACCGTTAATACTGTACTTGGTGAACAGAGTACACGAAGAGCAGATGTGGTATTCAAACCTCGCGGATCTGGTATGCAAGAAACTGCAGATGTACTTACTAAACTGTACATGCAGATTTCAGATAACAACAAGTTAGATTGGATAGAGTCCCAAGTATTTGCAGATGGTCTTATTCAAGATCGTGGTTGGTTTGATATCAGAATAGATTTTGACGACCATATTAATGGCGAAGTTAGAGTCACACAAAAAGATCCGTTAGATATTCTTATTGACCCAGATGCAAAAGAATATGATCCAAGAACTTGGAAAGAAATTTTTGAAACCAAGTGGATGAGTATAGATGACATTGAAGAAACTTATGGGCAAGATAAAGCCGATAAATTACGAATAATTGCAGAAGTTGGGTCAACGTTAGGTTCTGATTCTATTGAATATGAAGAAGAGCGGTACGGGGATACTTATAGTGGAGAGTACGCAAGTGATTATCCACATAACCCAGAGGAAGCTAGAGCTTTAAGGTCTATTCGAGTTGTAGAAAGACAATACTATAAGTTAAAAGAGTGTATGTTTTATGTTGACCCTGTTACGGGAGATCAAAGAGAAATACCTTACGAGTGGAGTCAAAAGAAAAGAGAAAAGTTTGCTGATGACTACGGTTTATATATTGTTACTAAGCAAGCTAAAAAAGTCCGTTGGACGGTGACCGCGGACACTGTAGTGTTGTTCGATGATTGGTCACCTTATAAAACTTTTACTTTAGTTCCTTATTTTCCATATTGGAGAAGAGGTAAACCTTTTGGAATGGTTAGAAATTTAATCTCACCACAAGAACAACTAAATAAAATTTCATCACAAGAATTACATATTGTTAACACTACAGCCAACAGCGGTTGGGTTGTAGAATCGGGTTCGCTGACTGGGATGACAGCGGATGATCTAGAGGAACACGGTGCGGAAACTGGGCTAGTGCTCGAGTACAATCGAGGATCGCAACCCCCCGCGAAGATACCACCAAATCAGATTCCCACCGGTCTAGACAGAATAAGCCAAAAAGCCGCTGCTAATATTAAAACAATAAGCGGTATATCTGATGCTATGTTAGGTACAGATAGTCCCGAAGTTTCTGGTATTGCAATTCAAGCAAAACAGAACCGTGGCGTATTAATGATTCAAGTACCTTTGGATAACTTGAAGAAAACAAGACATTATTTAGCGGAAAAGATTTTAGAGTTAGTACAAAGCTATTACACAGAAGAAAGGGTTATTCAAATTACAGATGAAGAAGATCCTTACCAACCAAAAGTACCGATGCCCATAAATCAAATGACACCAGAAGGTAGAATCATAAATGATTTAACACTTGGGGAATATGAAGTGGTTGTAAATGATTCTCCTGCAAGAGATAACTTTGATGAAGTACAATTCGCAGAGGCTATAGAACTTAGAAAAGTTGGAGTACCAATTCCAAATGATTTAATTGTTAGGTACTCACACTTAGCTAAGAAGGCAGAAATTGCAGATAGAATTAGACAGATGGAAGGTACAGCTCCTCCAACCCCAGAACAAATACAATTACAACAGTTCCAGGCTGAAGCTGCTATAAGACAAACACAACTCGAAATCGCTAAACTAGAAGCTGAGGTACAAAACCTACAAGCTTCAACACAGCTAAATATGGCTAAAGCTCAGGGCGAAGCTGCAGAGCCACAAATGAAAGTAGCTGAACTACAAAGCAAACTTCAAATGAAGAGAGAAGAATTAGGTCTACGAGAGAAACTTTCTGCTATGACGAATGACATACGGAAAGGACAAACTGAAACCCAAGCTGCGGCAAAACTTGCAACGGCTGCCATGAAACCAACTCAAGGAGGAAGATAAAATGGCTAATAAAAAAGATGATATTGATAATATAATTATGGAGGCTATGCCAGGTGGTGAGCCTTTAAAAGAAGAAGATACTAGATTTGATGTAGATTTAAATTTTGGAGATGTACCCCAGGAGGAGGAAACAGATGAAGAAGTCTCAGAAGAAGTTAACGTTGCTCCAGAGGAAGAGGTTGTTGAAGAAGAAGTTGAACAGCAAGAAGAAGAGGAAGAATCTTCAGGACCAGAAGCTGTTAGCGAAGAAAGCGTGGATGGAGAGAGCGAAGGAGCTCCACAACCAGATCTTCAGCCAATTGAAGGAAGCGATGAACACGTTACCGAAGAAGTAAATCAACAAAAACCACCTATGGTGCCTAAATCAAGGTTAGATGAAGTGTTAGCGAAACAAAAAGCACTACAAAAACAGCTTGATGAAATAAATCAAGCTAAACAACAGCAGGTAGAAAATGCTCCTGAGTACGATTTTGCTTCAAAAGAGGCAGAATACCAAGAGTTAGTACTGAATGGTGAAGCTGAAAAAGCTGTACAACTTAGAAATGAGATAAGAAATGCTGAAAAAGAGCAGTTTATGTTTGAAGTACAGCAAAAAATGGGTCAAACAGTGCAACAAAGCCAAGAAATGACGGCTTTACAACAAAAAGCTACTGAAATTCAGGCTAAATACCCTATTTTAGATGAAAATAGTGCTACTTTTGATGCAGACTTGACTCAAGAAGTACTAGATTTAAGAGATGCATTCATGGTACAGGGGTTTTCTGGTTCAGATGCATTACAAAAAGCCACTGACTATACTTTAGCTGCCAAAAAACCTGAATTATTACAACCAACGCAGGTTAAAAAGCCCGAAGTTGATAACACCTTAGTAGAAAAAAAGAAAGTAGCTAACATAAATAAAAAGTTACAGGCTGCTGATTCTCAACCACCTCAAATGAAAGGTGAAGGTGCTCGAGGAGAGAAAAAAATAGATTTAAATGTGTTGTCTGAGGACGAATTTGCTGCATTGCCAGAAGAAACACTACGAAGATTACGTGGTGACTTTGGTACTTAGTTGGTATAACATATAAATAGTTCGCCTGCTAAAGCGATATTTAGCCCGGGTCGTTCCGTTAATAAACGTTTTCGCCTGCCATGGCGTAAATCTGGCTGATGTCGTGATCGTTAAAACACGAAAACGTGTCCCAACGATAAAGGGTATACGGGTAAATTAGTCGGCCCACAATAGAAAAGCGACTGGTTAGTTTAACTTTAATTTAATTTTGGAGGACGCCACAAATGGCTAATACAAACTTCTCATCACTGACCAGTGAACAGCTTACTATCTGGTCTCGTGATTTTTGGCGTGTTGCTAGGAATATGTCCTTCATTAACCAATTCGCGGGTAGCGGACCTAACGCTATGGTTCAGAGAATTTCTGAGCTTACCCAATCAGAAAAGGGAGCAAGAGCTGTATTAACACTTCTTGCCGACATGACTGGTGACGGTATTGTTGGGGACAACACTCTCGAAGGTAATGAAGAAGCATTAAGAGCCTACGACATCGTCGTACAATTGGATCAATTAAGATTCGCTAATAGACTTGCTGGTAGATTAGCTGATCAAAAATCCGTTGTAAACTTTCGTGAGCACTCAAGAGACGCTCTTGCGTATGCAATGGCTGATCGTATTGACCAATTAGCGTTTTTAACGCTTTCTGGTATTGACTACACACTTAAAAATAGTGGTGCGTTAAGATCTGTTCTATCTTCAGGACAAAACCTTGGCGACCTTACTTTTGCAAGTGATGTAACAGCACCAACCTCTAATAGACATAAGAGATGGGATGCAACATCTGGCCTAGTTGCCGGTGATGTAACCGCAGTTGAATCTGAAGATACTATTTCTTATGAATGTATTGTGTCTTTAAAAGCTTTTGCTAAAGACAACTACATTAGAGGTATTAGAGGCGCTGGTGGCGAAGAGGTATACCACATGTTTGTATCACCTCAAGTAATGGCTGACCTTAAACTTGACTCCGATTTTCTTGCTAACGTAAGAAATGCTGGTGTAAGAGGACCTAGCAACTCATTGTTCTCAGGTACTTCAAGCTTAATGGTTGATGGTGTTATGATCCACGAGTTCAGACACGTATTCAACACAGCTAACGCTACCACAGGTACTTCATCTGAAGCCGGTGATCCTGGCTACAAATGGGGTGCTGATGCTGATATTAATGGTTCAGCAGCTCTATTCTGTGGAGCGCAAGCCCTTGCTATGGCTGATATCGGTCTTCCTGAAATTGTCGAAGATACCTTTGACTATGGAAACCAAAATGGTATCTCCATTGGTAAGATTTTCGGTCTTAAAAAGCCTAAGTATCAATCTGACTATAATGGCAGTGTTGAAGACTTCGGTGTTATCAGACTGGATGTTGCATACTAAGTATGTGTTCTTGGGTGGTTCAATTACGAACCACCCAACTTTTATTAGGAGAAAAAAGTGAAAATAATTTCAGATAAGGATAGATATATCGCAACAACTTGGGGAGCCGCTGTAAGATTAGAAGCAGGCGTACCAAAAGTAGTTGGAGATAAAATTGGTTTACTCTGTTTACAAGAAGGTTGTAAAAGAGTTGAAGAAATAAAAGATAAAAAACCAAGTGAACCTATAAATGAAATAGAGGTTGAAATTAAGGAAGAAGTAAAACCAACAGTTAAAAAAACAGTTAAAAAGAAAACTACTAAAAAATCTAAATAATGGGAACACTAACGGGCACTAATATTATTGATAGAGCTAGATATGTATTACAAGATAGCTCTGGTGTTCGTTGGACTGACGCAGAACTTTTAGACTATATAAATGATGGTCAAAGAGAGATTACTAACCTCAAACCCGAGGCAAAAGCTACCCATTCAAATGTACAATTAAATACCGGAACAGAACAAACGTTGCCTTCCGGCGGACTTCGTCTTATTAAAGTTAATCGCAATGTATCAAGCACAGCTTCAGATGCAACTGGGGGCAAAGCTATTAGAATAATAGAGGAGGATCTTTTAAATTCAATTGAACCTGATTGGCATGATCCAACAGTAACTGGGTCTTCTGCTCATGGGTCTATAATTAAAAATTATGTTTTTGATTCTGATGATCCTAAAAAATTCTATGTATATCCTGGTGTTAAGTCTGGGTCTAATGCGTATGTAGAAGTAATTTATTCTGCGCTTCCTACAGACTTATCTGCTGTTTCTGATACTATTGATATAGATGATATTTATGTAAATGCTTTATTAAATTTTGTGTTATATAGATCATATTTAAAAGATGCAGAGTATGCCGGTAATCAACAGAGAGCAGGAACACACTACCAAGTTTTTGTAAATAGTTTAGGTTCTGGTGGATCAGCAGATTTAATGATGGATCCAAATAATGATAGAAATGCGGGGCCAACAATGGTGCCCCAAGTAGGAGCATAATATGGCAAATTTTAGTTCGTTAGTAAAAGAAGTTTTGCCCTATGTACCGAATTGTCCAGATACCCTTGTAGAGTCTAACCTTAGATCGGCAACCATCGAACTTTGTGAGAGATCAAAAGCATATGTGTACGATCTGGATCCAATTACTACTATAAGCGGCGTTTACGAGTATGAGTTTGATCAACCCACAGGTACTGATGTCCATCAAATTCTTTGGATGACGTATGATGGTGATGATTTAGACCCCATAAGCCCAAGAAGCTTAGAATTAAACTATCCTGATTGGAGGAACAAAACAGCTTTACCTCAAGTTTACTTACAAAAAAGCCCGGACCTTTTTTGGGTTGTACCTGTCCCAAACAGCGCAGTTACAAATGGCTTACAACTAAGTGTTGCCCTCAAGCCCACCAGAACTTCAAATAATATTGATACTAATTTTTCAAA